AAATATACAAAACTTCAGTCAGATTACAACTTGTTACGTAAGTCCAAGTTCCGTTATTATCGTGGCGAGTTGTCACGCGATGAATTAACTGAATACGGTTGGGAGCAGTGGCAAGGAGTCAAGCCAATGAAGAATGAGATGGATGAGTTCTTAACTGGCGACAGCGATTTAAATACATTAGAAGTCAAAATAAAATATCTCGAAACGATGATATATCTTTTAGAATCTATTCTTGGACAAATTAAAGCCAGAGACTGGCAACTTAAAACTGCCGTAGAATGGAAAAAATTTTTAGCAGGAATGTAATTGACTACAGTAACTATTGAAAAACTCGATGAGGTTCATGTACGCATTTTTTCAGACGCGAGTATAGAACAGGAACTCTGCGACTTTTTCACTTACGAATATCCAGGTGCTAGGTTTACACCACAGTATAGAGCAAGATTGTGGGATGGTAAAGTTCGCCTGTACGATCAGGTAAGAAAAACATTATACGTTGGACTAATTAATTACGTAGAGCAGTTTTGCGAGAACAACAATTATACAGTTACATGGAAAACCGATATGAAGTTTTCCCATGGATACACGTTAGAAAAAATTGAGCAATACGTTCGATCTTTAGATCTACCAACTAAGATAGAAATTAGAGATTACCAAATAGAAGCAATTAAAACTGCTTTAGATAAAGACAGAGTTGTATTGCTATCACCGACTGCATCTGGCAAATCATTTATTATTTACAGCATTATGCGCTGGCACTTAGAGCAGGGACATAAATGTATTCTTATTGTTCCAACAACTTCCCTAGTAGAGCAAATGTACTTTGACTTCGAGGATTATTCCTCAGTCAACAAGTGGTCAGTTAAATCGCACTGTCAAAAATTGTATAGTGGATTCCCCAAAGAGTTTAGTAAAGACGTATTGATTACTACATGGCAGTCAATCTATCTTCAGCCACGTGCTTGGTTTAAACAATTTAATGTTATGTTTGGAGATGAAGCGCACAACTTTAAAGCGAAATCCCTAACTGGTGTTATGGAAAAGATGGACAACATATCCTATAGAATAGGAACAACTGGAACTCTTGATAACAAAAAAGTGCATCGTTTAGTTCTTGAAGGTATATTTGGACCTGTCCATAAAGTTATTACAACCAAACAACTTATGGAAACAGATAGAGTTGCCAAGTTAAATATAACTTGTTTGATACTAAAGTATTCTGAAGAAATTCGACAGGCTAATAAAAATAATAAATACCAGGAAGAGATGGATTGGATTGTTTCTCATGAACCGAGGAACAAATTTATTAGGAATTTAGCACTTAAGTCAACTGGCAATACTTTAGTATTATTCCAGTATGTTGAGAAACATGGTAAAGTTCTTTATGAAATGATAAAACAACAGGCACATAAAGATCGTAAAGTATTTTTTGTATATGGTGGAACTGACACCAGCGACAGGGAAGCGATACGACACATAGCTGAGGGTGAGGATGATGCTATTATCATTGCGTCTTTCGGAACTTTTTCAACTGGCATTAACATCCCCTCGATTGAGAATGTTATATTCGCTTCTCCATCTAAAAGTAAGATTCGGAATTTACAAAGTATTGGTCGTGGATTGAGGTTGAAAAAAGGTAAGACTCATTGTAATCTGTACGATATGGCAGATGACTTACATTGGAAGTCTTGGAAGAATCATACTTTAAATCATGCAGCAGAAAGGTATAAGACGTATGCTGAAGAACAGTTTGAGACTAAGTTGGTAGAGGTAAATCTATGTCCAACTACGTAGTTGTAAAATTAGTTTCTGGAGAGCAGTTGATGGCAGATTTGTCATCTGAGAATGAATCCACTCTAAATCTACTGAACCCGATGCTAATTAAAACAAGAGAACTAGAAGATGGTGAATCTATAACAGCAATTCCTTATTGCCAATTCTCATCAGACAAGATGTTTAATATTCTAAAGACACATATAATGTATACCAAACAAATGCATGAAGTATTCATTCCTCATTATGTTAGGATTGTAAAAGAACATGAGGAACATATAGAGTTGAGAACCAATAAAAAAGAACAAGAGCAACAAACTCTTGATTGGGAAGATACAGAAAGTCTAACTACAGAGGAAATTCAAAAGCGTATAGATGTTTTAGAATCTTTGTTTGGCAATCAAGAAGAATCTCCTGTCGAAGAGAAAGAAGAAACGAGAGTTGTTTCGAAAGGAAATAAAACATTTCACTAATCTCATCATCAACCCCGACACCGTAATTATGGGGCTTTTTCAAATTAATGTAAAATTTATTTCTTTGTAAAAAAATAAGTTTTACATTATATCAACAATACAGTATACTTGTGAATGCTGGATCAAAACCAGGAACTTAATATGGCACACTATGTAAACAATGCTGATTTTTTAGCTGCGATAAAAGAATACAAACAAAAGGTAAAAGAGGCTGAGGAGAGCGGATCACCTAAGCCACAGGTTAGTAATTATCTTGGTGAGTGTATTCTGAAAATTGCAACTCATCTATCTTATAAACCTAACTTTATTAACTACTCATACAAAGATGATATGATCTTGGATGGTATTGAGAACTGCATTCAATACATTGATAACTTTGATCCAGCTAAGTCTAGCAATCCATTCGCGTATTTTACGCAGATCATTTATTATGCTTTCTTGCGAAGAATATCTAAAGAAAAAAAGCAGGCATATATTAAGACTAAACTTATAATGGATATGCCAATCGATACATTTGATCTGCAAGAACAAGACGAAGGCGAACAGTTTCAAAATGCATACTTGGATTTTCTGCAACACAATATGCAAGACTTTTCTGCATTCGAGGAAAAACATATATCAAAAAAGAAAAAGAAGAAAGATACCCTTGAAGATTTTATAGGTGATAATGATGGCGAAGTCAATACGTAAATTATTGGAACAACTTAACCCCATTAATTACAGAGAAATTATTAACGAAGTAAGATACAAAAGAAGAAGATCAAAAACGCGACGAGTAAACAGTAGATTTCTTAAAGGTTATACTTGGGATGCGTATGATGGTAATATAAATTGGAAAGAGATTATGAATAACAATAATGAACAGATTTTTTTGGGCGTATCAGATTTTGAGGATCTGGTTACATCTGAGGTTATGCGGAGACGTGTTGACGCTAGCCTAACAACAGTACAAAGAGAAACAACAGTTCTGTGTAATCGTGATACCTGGAAAAGATGGGCAGAGAATCAATTCCAAGATTTTCTCTTTATGCAATCTAATTCTTCATCGGGTTTCATTGTTGAACAGGCTACTAAAAATCTTATCAAGTTCAGCGTGAATAGTAATTCAACAGAAGTGCGTGCATATGGTGATGAAGATTTTTGCGATGGAATAATCGAACTTGTCGAATCTAATTTCTCTGTTGTAACTTCTTACATTGAATGGATTTATGGCAGCGATGGCAATTCTGTTAACGTGCCTTTAAATCGCGATCGTCTCCCTATTGAGGAAATGTATCCGTTTCTAAAAGGCGAATCTCTTGGCGACTACTACGATCGCTACATGGAATCTTCCGCAAACATTCTTCTTTTGATCGGTCCACCTGGTACTGGCAAAACTACATTCATTCGTGGTCTACTCGCACATCGTTCTTGTTCTGCCATTGTTACATATGACGCAGGTATCCTCGAGAAAGATGGGTTTTTTGCTCGCTTCATTGAAGATGATGCAGAGGTTATGGTTCTCGAAGACAGCGATACTTTTTTAAAATCGCGCAGCGATGGCAACACAATGATGCATCGTTTCCTTAATGTGGGCGATGGTCTTGTGACAACCAAAGGTAAGAAGATGATCTTCTCTACCAACCTTCCAAGCATTCGTGATATCGACGCTGCTCTTATTCGTCCAGGTCGTTGCTTTGATATTGTTGAATTCAAACCACTATCAATTGACGATGCAAATAAGTTAGCGAGCAAACTCAACACTACTATTCCTGAGAAGAAAACAGGTGAGACTGATGAGTATTCTATTGCTGAGATCTTCAATGAGCAAACTGAAAGAAAACATACATCTAAAGCCAATAGGAAAGTTGGCTTCGTATGATCCGTGTAAAGTTAGAATATACTAGCGGAACTACGGAAGAAAAGCAGTTCTCCAATAATCTTGAGATGTTTGATTACATCAAAACACATGGATATAACATCCAAACTATGGAGGTTGATGATGAAGGTAGCAATAATAACAGACCAGCATTTTGGTGCGAGAAACGATAGCATTGCGTTTCTAGATTTTTTTGAGAAATTTTATGATAACACATTTTTCCCAACAATTATTAGAGCCGACATTAATACTGTTCTTATTCTTGGCGATACTTTTGATAGGCGTAAATATGTAAACTTCTATGCACTTGATCGTGCCAAGAAAATGTTCTTCGATAAGTTAGAACAGATGAACATTCAAGTTTATATGTTGGCTGGCAATCACGACACATATTTTAAAAACACAAATGAAGTAAACTCGCCAGAGTTACTATTACAACAATATAGTAATATAAATGTTATTTCAAAACCAACTACGATATCAGTTTATGACACTGACATTTGTATGGTTCCATGGATCTGCGCAGAAAATTATCAATCATCTTTAGATGAGATGACTAAAACAAAAGCAGAAATTTGCATGGGGCATTTTGAGATTGCAGGGTTCGCAATGTATAGGGGGATGCAATCTAATGAAGGACTATCTAAAGAAACATTTAACAAGTTTGATATGGTTTTTTCTGGTCATTATCATCATAGGTCAGATGATGGTCATATCTATTATCTGGGCAATCCCTATGAACTTACTTGGCAGGATTACAAAGACCCTCGAGGATTCCACTTGTTTGATCTCGACAACAGAGGACTTGAATTCATACCAAATCCATATGTTATGTTCGAAAGGGTCGAATACGACGACAAAGAAGGAGAGCCCACCGATCTCGACACCTTTGATCTAAAAGACTGTTATGTCAAACTTGTAGTTGTAAATAAAACTGACTATTATAAATTTGACAAGTTTATTCAAAAACTGTATACTAAAGGGTGCGCAGATATTAAGATCATTGAAGATCTTTCAGAGTTTGAAGATGGTGAAGTTGGCGAGGAAATAAATCTTGAGGATACTCTTTCTGTTCTCTCCAACTATATTGACTCTGTTGAAACTGATGTCGACAAAGAACAGGTGAAAACATTTATGAGAACTCTTTATACAGAAGCAGTTAATGTGGAGGTTTAATGATTACATTTAAATCTATATCTTGGAAAAACTTTCTATCAACAGGTAATTCATTAAACAAAGTATTACTCAATAAATCTAGTACTACTCTTATCATTGGTAAGAATGGTGAGGGTAAGAGTACCATTCTAGATGCATTGTGTTTTGCTTTATTCGGTAAACCATTTCGTAACATCAACAAGGGACAACTGGTAAACTCTATCAATGGTAAGAACTCTTTGGTTGAGATCGAGTTTAGCGTTGGCAAGAAAGACTATCGCGTAGTCAGAGGAATCAAACCAAACATCTTTGAGATCTATCAGAATGATGAGATGATCAATCAAGATGCTGCTGCAAGAGACTATCAAAAGATTCTTGAGCAGCAGATCCTAAAATTAAATTACAAAACTTTTACACAAGTAGTCATTTTAGGATCTGCTTCTTTCGTTCCATTTATGCAGCTGTCTCCCGCAATGAGACGAGAGGTTATCGAAGACATCCTTGATATAAGAATCTTCTCGACTATGAATCAAATACTCAAAGAGCGAGCGCAGGAAACTAAAGATGAAATCACTAGGATTGAAAACGAGATTAGCTCTGCACGGGAAAAGGTTGAGTCGCAGCAAGTTCTCATACAGACCATCAGTAACGCAAAGGCAGAAAGTATTAAGGCTATTCAAACAAAGATCGATGCTAACAATTCTCAAATTTCTATTGAGCAGGTAGAGATCGGTATTATCTTGCAGGAGATTACTAATCTCAGAACAAGTATCGAAGGTAAAGATGCTTTGCATGAAGATATTGAAAAAGCAAAACAACTAAAAACCAAGCTGAACGAAAAGGTAGAAACCTGCGAACACAATGCAGAATTTTTTACAGAACACGAAGTATGCCCTTCCTGCTCTCAAGACATAACAGAAGAGTATAAACAAAAGATTATTCATGATCTTAAAAATAAAATGCAGGATAACAACAGAAAGATAACTGAACTAGAATCTGCTCTGGAAAATCTAACTAAAAAGTTACAGGAGATCAATAAGATCAATGATCAGATAACAGATAAGAATATATTGTTGTCTACTAAGAATTCTACAGTCACTTTACTATCTAAACAAATCAATGAAATGCGGGAAGAACTTTCCTCGCAGAAACAAGATACAACTAACATAGATGAAGAGAAGAATAAGTTAAAGGTACTCGCCAGTGAAGCACTTGAAAAGATCCAACAGAAAACTAAACTGCAAGAACAAAGAAATCTAGAGGAAGTTGCAAATATACTATTGAAGGATACTGGTATCAAGACTGCTATCATTCGCGAGTATCTACCTGTTATGAATAAACTTATTAACAAATATCTGACTGCTATGGATGCTTACATTCACTTCGAGTTGGACGAGGCATTCAATGAAGTGGTGAAGTCTAGATTTAGAGATGAGTTTACATATGCAAGTTTCTCTGAAGGTGAGAAGATGCGTATTGATCTTTCCATACTTTTCACATGGAGACAGATCGCAAAGATGAAGAACTCTGTTAATACCAATCTTCTTATACTAGATGAGATTTTTGATTCTTCATTGGATACAGCGGGGACTGATTACTTCCTGAGTCTTATGAATAGTTTTGGAGAAAATACAAACATATTTGTAATCTCTCACAAGGGTGACCAACTGTTTGATAAGTTTAGATCAGTTATTAAATTTGAAAAGAGAAATGATTTCTCTGTGATTGCAGGAGGTTGATATGGCGTGGTTTCTAGAAGCAAATAGTATAACAGAAAGATGGGCTTATACTGATGCGGTATTTAATGCTGAAGAATGTTCTGATTTAATTAAACTCGCATTAGATTCTGACTCAAAAACTCAAGCGAAAACTGGAACTGATCCTATTCTGAACAATGTTAGAAAAGGTAGCGTGGTTTGGCTAGATGAAAAGAAAGAGGAAAACTTTTGGGTCTATAGAAGATGTACTGACATTATTAGTAATTTAAACAAAAAGTATTTCAACTATGATCTAACATTCATAGAAACATTACAGTTTACAATATATGATGACACTAATGATTACTATGGAATGCACGTAGATAATATGTACAGAGGATACGGCTGCAGAAAACTCTCTTTTAGCGTTCAGTTATCGAGTGAAGAAAACTATTCTGGTTGTGAGTTGAAACTCTATTATGATAACAAACCAGTTACAGCGCCAAAAAATCTTGGAATGCTAATAGCATTTAGCTCTATGGTTTTGCATGAGGTTACCCCAATAACCAAAGGAACACGGTACTCTTTAGTGGGTTGGGTGCACGGTCCAAAGTTCAGATAACCCTGCAAGATGTAGGGTTATTTGCAGATCCGCTCCAGATAAGGGTTTGCAAGACTTTACTTTAATTCAGAAAAGGAGCATAATTACTACTGGAATCATCATTGAGGAAATATATAAATTATGGAAATTAAAGCAACCGATATTTCTGCACGTTTGTTAGCCACTGAGAATCTTTCAGTCGTGCGAGCAAATGCTCAAACTGCATCTTTTGACATTGTTTCTCGTGTTTTGACTATTCCTTTGTGGAAGAACATGACACCTGAGATTGAAGACATGCTCATTGCGCATGAAGTCGGTCATGCCTTGTACACAGGTATGGAGTACATGGCACCAATCAAGGAATTCCCCAAACTAAAATCATATATGAATGTTCTCGAGGATGTTCGCATCGAGAAACTCATTAAACGTACATATCCTGGTTTGCGGAAACGTATGAGCGATGGTTATAAACAACTCATTGATCGCGACTTCTTTGGCATCAAACAGATCCAAAATTTGGATGAACTGCTTTTGATTGACAAAATTAATCTCTATTACAAAGTTGGTTTGACTAGTGGGGTCAAATTCACCCCAGAAGAAAAAGTATTTGTCGATCGCGCAGAAAGAACTGAAACGATTGATGAAGTTGTTCAGCTAGCCAAAGCCATATATGAATATTCCTTAAAGAAACACAAGGAAGAAAAAGAATCTTTGTCCACCAATGATCTAGAAATCGGTGGCGACGATGACGATGAGTATGTCTTCATGGATGCTGATACTGACTACGAACTTATTGAACGCAATTCTTCTGAGGAAGATGAATCTGATGCCAGTCTAAAAAAACAGGGTAACAAATCAGAGTATAGTGAAACTGAGAGTGAGGATAATCTTGAGTCCAAAACAGATTCTGCTATGCAGCGCAAACTGGAAGATCTCGCAGATCAAGACACCCGATATATTTACTGGAAGTTTGACAAGTTCTATGCACGTGATATAGTTGTTGGTTACAAAACAATTCTGGAAGAAACATTGACCGACATTCAGTATCATGAAAATTATGTTTCTGAATACTCAAATTATGGAAATTTCGACAGTAAGTTTTACCATAAAAGAGTGCAAGAGAAACTTGACAACTACAATAAATTTGTAGCAGAAACTACACGCACAGTAAATTATTTGATCAAAGAGTTTGAGATGAAAAAATCAGCTCAACTCTACAAACGTGCACGTATAGCCAAGACTGGTGCTTTGAATCTTAATAAACTGTATGCTTATAAACTGCGTGAGGATCTTTTCAAACAGGTTACTATTCTACCGCAAGGAAAAAACCATGGCATGATTATGCTTCTGGATTGGTCTGCTTCAATGCAAAAAGTTTTGCATGATACACTCGAGCAGGTTATTTCTCTTGCTACTTTCTGCAAACGTATCGGTATTCCGTATCGAGTTCTGGCATTTTCGTCTTGTCACTTTGAGGACAAGTATCGTCGCACCAATTCTGCTAAGATCAATGAGACTTATAATCGTATCAAAGAGCATATGGAAGAATTGGCGAAATCTAAGCAGTTTGTTATCAATAGCAATACTAACTTTAGTTTACTAGAGTTCTTTAGCAGCGAGATGACTACGACTGAATTCAATTCTATGTCACGCAGATTGTTAACTGGTACTCTTGTAAAACAGGAAGGATATGGTTTAAACTCAACTCCGCTAAATGAGGCACTGGTATGGGTCTACCATAACATTGGTGACTACATCAAGAAGAATAACATTGAGAAAACTTCTTTGATTACTCTTACTGATGGCGAGGGTAACACATTGTATGCTATTCCTGGTATTGACGCTAATATGAGTGCTCGCTATTGGAACTCCAATGCACAGCGGTGGTGTCCTTCGCGACATCTTATTAAAGACGAAGTCACGCAAAAAACCTATAATATAGGAGGCACCAATGCACAACAAACATTGGTTTTGCTTAATATGATTAAGGATCGTTACAATATTAGGACAGTAGGATTCCACATTGTTGATAATGATAGGCGTGCTCTGCACTGGGCAGGATCTTCAAATTTACCCATGTATGAGGGTAACATGTCATTATTGATTGATGACTGGAAAAAGCAGTTTAGAAACAATGGATTTGCTCTTGTTAATAATGCTGGTCGTGATGAGTTGTATATGATTCCAAGTTCATCTACAAAGATTGTAGAAAAAATATTGGAAGTTAGTTCTGATTCGACTGCTCGGTCTATCGCAAAGTCTTTTGGAAATTACATGAGCAACAAAAGAACAAGCAGGATTCTTTTGAATCGGTTTATAAGCGTAGTTGCATAGGATTTTAAATAACCCTACACCCCGTAGGGTTATTACTTTACATTAATTCAAGATTGCAGTATAATTGTTTTTGTAATATAAATTATGGAGATATGTGATGGCAAAAATTAGTGAGAAGGATAAGCAGTTTTTCCAAGACAAACTGTTCAAAGAATTTCCTGACATTGAAGCATCAGGGAATTTTTCACGCCAACAAGTAGTTCATATCAGGGAGAAGTATGACCTTGACTATTGGCCAGTCTGGCTAATGACTGACCGAGTCGGTCGTGGCTTGTATGCAATCCCTGGTGGTAATCAACCCAAAGTTGTAGGGAACACTGCTTTGAAAACAGATGTCAAAGAATCATTTGTTGTAGATTATTCAAACACGAACGAATTGATTCCTGTGAAGGATCCAAACTTCGTGCCTTTTGGAAACTATTCAGATCTAGAGAGCATTATCAAAGAGGGTCTTTTCTACCCTGCATATATCTCTGGACCTACGGGCAACGGCAAGTCCACCATGGTGGAGCAGATCTGCGCAAAGCATAAGCGTCCGTTGATCAGGGTCAATCTGAATATGATGACTGACGAAGATCAGTTGATTGGTTCTAAAACTTTGACAAACGGCAACGTGGAAGTTGTTGAAGGTCCAGTTCTGATCGCTATGCGTCAGGGTATTACGTTACTGCTAGATGAGATCGATGCTGGCTCAGCAAATACCTTGCTTTGCTTGCAACCGATTCTCGAAGGCAAACCCTATTACTTCAAACTTAAGAATGAGATGATCATTCCTTCTGCTGGTTTTAATGTCATCGCGACTGCGAACACCAAAGGTAAGGGTAGCGAAGATGGTCGTTACATCGGTACTAACATTCTTAATGAAGCATTCCTGGAGAGATTTGCTGTTACGTTCGACCAGGAGTACCCTACTGCTAAAGTAGAAGTAAAAATTATCAAGAACTTGATGCAATCTTTCAATTGTCTTGATGAAGAGTTTGCTGATACTCTAGTTAAGTGGGCTGATGCTATCCGTCGCACTTTTGCTGATGGTGGTGTCGATGAAACGATTACGACTCGCCGTATGTTGCATATTGTTCGTGCATATGCAATCTTCAAGAATCGTAACAAAGCAGTTGAACTTTGCTGCAATCGTTTCGATGTTGCAACTAAGTCTGCGTTTATTGATCTGTATGACAAAGTTGCAAACCCTCAGCCAGAAGTTGCTCCGTCTGGTGAAACTCCTACGGAACAATCCGAACAACAAGCTGTCATCTAAGTTTTACTTTAAATTATTATTGTAGTATAATATTATCTTACACTTGAAAAGGAACTTTATTATGTTAAAATTTGCAGATCTTTCTTTATCGCAGAAGAAGTGTGTTGTTTCTTTTATTGAACACACTCCCGCACTTAAGAAAAGTGGTCGCATCTCTTTGAAAGAAGTTATTGCAATCCACGAAGACTTACTCAAGAAGCGTACCAAAGGTGGAATGAAAACTGGTTATCCTAACTGGCTGTTCAAATCCAACAAAGTACAACGTGGTGTTTATGCCCTCCCAGTTCCTACTGAGGCAGAGTTATCTGACTACACTAAGCAGTTGACTTCTAAGACTGTTAAGGTAGCTAAAACTAAAGTCGTTAAAGTTAAGCAGCCTAAAACTGTTAAGACTGTAACAAAGACAACAGATCAAACTCGATTAGAGAAACTGATTGAAGAGTCTGATGTTGTTGACCAAGATGTTGAGGATTTCAATCAAATCCTTAGAGAGAATGGAATCCCAGTTTGATTCCATCCTGGGTGGGGGTATTGCCATCCCCTCGCCCAGTTTTTTTATGATGGCTATACTATGGAGAAATAACTGATGTCTAAACAATCAAAACTTTTGAACTTCCTTCAAAAAGGCAACGAAGTAACAGCAAAGCAGATCGCTGGTTCTTTCGGTTTGAAAAATCCGCATGATGCAGTTTACCAGTTGCGCAATCAAGGTTACTGCGTTTATGGTAACAAAGCAGTACTGAGTGATGGCACTGAGACCATGAAGTATCGTCTGGGCAAACCCTCACGCCAGATGATCTCTGTTGCTAACCGAGTTCTTGGCGCAGAAGCATTTAGCCGAGTCTAAGATGGTTGAGTCTGGATTTTCTATTGAGAGTCCAGACTCGATGTTATTTTGGAGGATTTATGGCAACAGCAGAGGAAGTGAAAAAATCTCAAAATTGTAAAACAGGTGGACGTAAATTTGATGGCGGCAAACCACAGTATGGGTTGCTGCCTCCACTCGCATTAAGAGCTACGGTAGATGTGTTGACGTTTGGTGCAGAGAAGTATGAACCAGATAATTGGAAGTTTGTTCCAGATTCTAAACGTAGATACTTTGATGCAATGCAGAGACATCTATGGGCATATAAAGAGGGAGAGGTAATTGATCCAGAGTCAGGTATGCATCACTTGGCGCATGCAATGTGTTGCTTGATGTTTTTATATGAACATGATGTGAAGTATTCCGCAGATAAGAAGTGATTTGTTATACATATTATATAATTTGATAGGAGAAATACCCAATGAAACTTAGTAAAGAAACAGTGAACTTATTTAAGAACTTCGCCAGTATCAATACCAATCTGTTGATCAAACCAGGTAGCGAAGTATCAACTATCTCTGGTCAGAAGAATGTAGTATCTGATACTAAAGTAACAGAGAACTTCCCGAAAGACTTTGGCATTTATGATCTCAATGAATTCCTTGGTGCGTTATCACTGTTCGAAGATCCAGATCTAGATTTTCAAGACAAGTATGTCGTAATTAAAGAAGGTGGTAGTAGTATTAAGTTCTTTGCTGCAGATCCTAGTGTTCTGACTGTCCCCAAGAACAAGATCAATTTCCCAGAGGCAGATATTGAATTCACTCTAACTGCTACCATGCTCAATATGATTAGCAGAACTGCATCTGTTCTCAAGGTAGAAGATCTGCAGGTAGTGGGTGATGGTACAAGTATTAATCTTCAGGTGGGCGATAAGAAGAATGCGACTGGCAATACGTATTCATGTTTCGCTGGAAACTCTGCTAAGAAGTTTAAGGCAAACATCAAAGTCGATAATCTGAAGATGCTCCCTGGTGATTATATTGTCACAATCTCGAGTAAGAAAATTTCTCGTTTTAAATCCACCGCAGGGGATCTGGTATATTATGTTGCCGTAGAATCTGATTCTTCTTTTGAATAATTATTTAAGGTTATATTATGATTGAATCACGTGATGAACACTTTCTGTGGGTAGAAAAGTATCGCCCACAGAAAATTGAGGATTGTATCCTACCAGAATCTATAAAGAAAACATTTAAGGAATATATTGCACAAGGGGAACTCCCCTCTTTTTTGTTTAGTGGGAGCGCAGGAACAGGTAAGACAACAGCAGCCAAAGCATTGTGTAATGAGATTGGCGCAGAATATATTATGATCAACGGATCAGATGAGGGTAGAAGTATTGACACTCTGCGAACTACGATCAAATCTTTTGCATCAACTGTTTCCCTGACAGATGCTAGGAAAGTTGTTATTGTAGATGAAGCAGATTATATGAATGCTCAATCTGTTCAGCCTGCATTGAGAAACTTTATTGAAGAGTTTTCTTCTAACTGTCGTTTCATATTCACATGTAACTTTAAGAATCGAATCATCGAGCCATTACATAGTCGTTGTGCTGTTATCGAATTCAAGATTGATTCTGGAGAGAAGCAAACCATCGCAGCTCAATTCTTTAAGAGAGTTTCGCAGATTCTTAAGACAGAGAACATTGAGTTTGATTCCAAAGTAGTTGCTGAACTAATCACGAAACACTTCCCAGATTATCGTAGGATTCTAAACGAACTTCAACGCTACTCAGTGGCAGGTAGGATTGACTCGGATATCCTTGTCAATATGACTGCGGATTCGTTTACGGAACTTGTTAAGCAGCTAAAAGAAAAAAACTTTACAGAAGTTCGTAAGTGGGTCGCTAAGCAATCAGATTCAGACTGCGCAACATTATTCAGAGAGTTATTTAATACAGCAACCCAACATCTTGAGGCGAGCACAATTCCTGCTCTAGTAATTATCCTGGCGGATTATCAGTACAAGTCTGCATTCGTCGCAGATCAAGAGATAAATACTATGGCTGCTCTCACTGAGATAATGATGCAATGTAAATTTAAATAACATGGACATGATACTTTACTTACTAGGATTGGTTGTTGCTTTTGTCTGGGGATATAGGTTCAGAGAACATCTTGCGACCAAGAAAATGGACAACTTGGTCCAGCGTTTATCGCAAGAAATGGAAGAAGTTAAGAGCAATGTTATGCTTGTCACCATAGAGAAGCATGGTGATATGTTCTTCGTGTATGAAAAAGATACCAATAGGTTTCTGACTCAGTCTACAAACCAGAAAGAACTGGGGGAAAATCTGAAGAAGATGTTCCCAAATAAGAGGTTCGCAGCTTCCCATCAGAATATGAGGGAGGCTGGATACGATGAATCCATTTGACTTCATAAAGGCGATAACAGAAACCAAGGAGAATTTGTTTAGGGAGGATCCCCAAGCAACCAAAGATTATAGCCCTTTTATGGTCAATAAAGGGTTATCATTTTTCCATGACACAGTATTTCAAGCCAATCAGATGAACAGTAGGTACGATACCCCACGGGATTGGCAATTTTTATTTTTACTAAATAGTATATCCAAGAAGAAGAGGTTTAGTCCTTGGGCAAAAAAGGACAAAGACACGAAAGCGATTCTCTTGGTCAAAGAGTATTTCGGTTACTCCAGCCAGAAGGCTAAGGAAGCTGCCCGATTACTCTCTGAGGAGCAGTTAAATACTATTGAAGAAAAATTAAAAAAAGGTGGAAAATAATGACAGTCGAGATGATTTATTATGACTGGACGCCAGAATCAATGCTTGAAGTGAACTTGATCGAACCAGACAACTTCCTCAAAGTGCGTGAGACTCTGACCCGTATCGGGATTGCCTCCAGAAAAGAAAACAAACTTTACCAGTCCTGCCATATTCTACATAAGCAGGGAAGGTATTTCATTGTCCATTTCAAAGAACTATTTGCATTGGACGGAAAAGAATCGAATATCACTAGCGGTGATATCGAGCGCAGGAATGCTATCGCTTCGCTTTTGCAAGATTGGGAATTGTTAAAGATTATCAATCCTTCAAGAGCAGAGCAAAAAGCATCTCTGTCGCAGATTAAAGTGGTCTCCTTTAAGGAGAAGGAACAGTGGGAACTTGTACCTAAATATAACATAGGAAAGAAACGAAATGATCAATCTTGAATTGAAAGTAGAGGAAGTTAATACTATTCTTCGCGTATTGGGTAAGCATCCGTTTGAAGAGGTCGTTGCACTGATTGGTAAAATCAAACAGCAAGGCGATGCTCAAGTTGCAGAAATGCAAAAAGCGGAAGCAGAGAAAGCAGAAGCTGCCTAAATAGAATTGTCCCAGGGATGGGAACGTAGTTAGTCGGTAACTACGATAAAAGCCGACTAAAACTGCCATGCCCATTTGGGGTGGCGAATTTCAATTTACTCGCTTAACTTAAGGAGAACTCAATGTTACATATCGCAAACACAACTATTGATACCATTCAAGGTGCTAAGTCCATCTTCGTTAAGAACTATGTTCAAGACAAGACTATGGCTGATGCGCTTCAAACTTTAGTGGATGTAGAGACATCTTTCGCTAAGTCTGTTGCCAAAGCAACATTCGATGCAGCTGATGTTATCACTGCAGAATTCACTAAGTTTACTTCTGCAAAGAAGTAAGGAGGTTCAAATGACATTGTTACCACAAGTCTTCGGGAAAGACTTCGATAAACTATTTGTTGGTTTCGATGATCACTGGTCACGTGTGTTGCAACTTCATGATGAGATGACCAAGAACATTCCAAACTATCCACCATACAATATCTACAAAGCTGACGACAACAAGTATGTCATTGAATTGGCAGTTGCTGGTTTCGGCAAACAAGATATTGAGATTACTCTTGATAACGACAAGTTGGTTGTCAAAGGTGAGGCTAAAGATGACACACAAGCATTCCTGTACAAAGGGATTGCTACTCGTGCGTTCACTCGCAGCTTCGCGATTGATGATCAGGTAGTTGTTAACAATGCAAGTATGGTGAATGGTATGCTTAAGATTTTCCTAGAAAGGATTATTCCTGAGCATAAGAAATCACGTAAGGTAGAAATTTCTGATAATGGTGGACCTGAGTTACTTCTCGAAAAAGAAGTAACAAAATGAAGAAACTTTTCTGTCAAATAAGATCTATTCTTTTTTCATATGGTAAAGCACACGCTGCTTCCTGTCTCGCAAGACATGGGAAATATGAGGCAGCAAAGCGTATTATGACAATGGAAGATCCATACAAGTGTTAACTTAGTACGACTTTAGGGGAATTTATTTTCCCCTAAATAGTCGTATGAAAGCAAAAGTAACAGACAACATGGTATCCTTTATCTCTATTCGTAGGGGTAACTGGATCATCAAAGTTTCAATTTATAAAACGTCGTCAATACTGGTGTTAGGACAACACTGTTTTGACTTTGATAGATTCTTTATCAAACAATTTGAAAATCATGAACAGGCAGCAGACTTCTTAGAAGATCTAGCCAAGGAAGAAACTGATGAATATTAAAGTATTTAAACTGATTAGTGGTGAAGAACTTATTTCCGAAGTTGTGAATAATTTACCAACCATGAAGACTCTCAAAGAGCCAGCCGTGATTGTCATGCAAAAAACAGAACAAGGTGTTGGTCTTGGAATGATGCCGTATATGCCTTACGTTTCTGGAAACGTGATACTGAGCATCCACGCTATTGCAGCTGAAGGCGACCCAGACGTAAAGCTGGTCAATGAGTATAACCGACTATTCGGTTCGGGCATCCAAATAGCCTCAGCAGCTGATCTACCAGTCCGTTAGAGGCTTCCCCTGCCATCGGTGGGGGATTGGCTAGCCCAAACCCTCCAACCCCTCCAAATCGCTCTAAACGAGCTCCAAGTAAGTAAGTGCCTACTTACTTAATAACCCTACAATCTGTAAGGGTATTCTCCAAATGGCTTTACAATAATTCAAGATCGGGGTATAATTGAATTGTAAACTTGATGAAGGAACTATATGAATAAGAACGTAATCTATAACATGCAACTGCGAACCAAAAATGAATCCCGTGCTTTAGCAGAAAAAGAACTCAAGACATTTCTGCGTAAAGGTGGTGTCATCAAAGTAGATAAACCCCAAAGAAATCCCAAGTCTTTCATGAGTGCTAAGTCTTCCCGTGGATATCTTGGAGGAACTTCAGGATTTGCTACTGGGTTTCCTCGCAAAGTTGTTGGTATCAAATAAGGAGATTGTATGAAGACATGGGAACAGATGAGTCCACTTGAGCAGTCGCAGTGCATCTATTGGGATATGTACAAAGATGCTTATGGTGTTCGCCCACGTGGTATCGATACTTCTAGTTGGACTGTTGAAAATTTTGCCGAAGAGTTTCGTATGCTCAGCGATATTATTCGTGTGCACGAATATGATCAGCTGAAAGCTGAGGAATCTGCAGCGCACGACTTCGAAGTGCGTGTCCAGAATCTCATTCAGTGTGGTGCGAGAAGTCGTGATCAAGCATTGAAGTGGATCCACGAAGCAGAAGGCAGCAATGGTGACGATGATTTCCTTTGTCATCTGGTAGGTCTGCCGTATGGATATTTCAGGAAGGCAGCATGATTCTTGCTAAAGAAATAACTAATTGGGCTGAGTCATATCAGCCCAATCATACATATCTAATGTCAGATAGTATGTCAAAAGTTTATGGATACTTCAAATGGAATGATCCTAAACAATTTCAGATGTTTAAAAACCCTATTCGGATTGACAAAAAATATAGGCAGTTCCAAGTGTTGAAGAAAAACATTAAGGATATGGAATGAACTTGCACAATTTTTTTGATAGTCTTGCTGCTAATCCTTCTCGCAATTTTAAGATCGAACAGCTGGAGCAGCATAGTAAGAATCAAACTCTACGCAGAGTTGTTGAGTTGGCTCTCGATCCATTCACAAACTTTTATATTCGTAAGATTCCAAAGTACACACCCAACTCTGGTTCAGGTATCAAATTAGAATTTGCTTTGGATTCTTTGTACGATCTATCTGCTAGATTGGTAACTGGCAATGCAGGGATTGCTCATCTGACGTCAATGCTAGAAGCACTAAACGAAGATGACGCTAAAGTTATTGAACGTATTATTGAAAAGGATCTAAAATGTGGAGTGTCAATCGCGACCGCAAATACGGTATGGCTTGGTTTGATCAAAGAGTATCCAGTGATGCTGTGCAGTGGCTTCGAACAGAAACTGATAGACAAGGTTCAGTTCCCAGCATACGTCCAGTTGAAAATGGATGGTATGAGGTTCAACGCAATCGTTCGCCACAACGAAAACGGATCTTCCGTTGAGTATCGGTCACGCAATGGCAAAGAAATTCAGTTGCTTGGTAATCTAGATGATGAATTCATTTCGTTGTCTAATGGTGTTGACTGCGTGTTCGACGGAGAGTTGATTCTAAAGAAAGACGGAAAGATTCTAGATCGCCAAACTGGTAATGGTATTCTGAACAAAGCAAACAAGGGAACAATAAAACCAGAAGAAGCAGCCATGGTTCATGCGACTGTCTGGGATGTCATTCCTTATTTGTATTTTGTCGATGCTCACTGCCCCACTAATTATGAAACTAGATTAAATTCTTTGCAGATACTTTGGACAAAATTTTCCAATCATTATACGAAAATAGATCTTGTAGACAATTATGTAGTTGATGACATTGAACAGGTTAACACTATCTTTCAAAAGTTACTTTCTTCTGGTCAAGAAGGAATTATCCTCAAAGACAAACGTGGTGTCTGGGAAGACAAACGTGTAAAACATCAGATTAAATTCAAAGGAGAACTAGAGTGTGATCTGAAGATTGTTGCAGTCGAAGAAGGAACAGGTAAGGCTGCGGGAATGCTAGGTGCAATCGTATGCGAATCATCAGATGGTATTGTTAAAGTTAGTGTTGGTTCTGGATTTACAGATGAGCATCGCAAACAATTTTGGAAAGAAACATTAGTTGACAAAATAGTAGCAATCAAGTATAATAGTCGTATTAAGAATAAACTTGGAGAAGAATCTCTGTTTCTTCCAGTGTTTGTAGAAATTCGTGATGATAAAGATGTCGCTGACAACTCAAAGGTGATCAAATGAGATCCAACTATAAAGTTACCGAGTGGATTAAACTTACACAAATTATATCTGCTGAAAGTTATCGTAAAATAAGCAAAAACTGCAAAAACTTCTGGGAGGAGTTTTCTGGTGGAAAATATCCAGGCGTATATCAAGTATCTTTAAAAAAACCAAAACAACTGGTGCATAAGGATATATGTTATATCGGTGAGTCTTATTTTATGCCAAAACGAATAAGTGATTTAAGGAGTTCTGCAGGAAAAGATAATAAAGTTACACACCATATGTGCGGCGTTTTTATTAGAGAAGAGGGAATTGATATTGAGTCTGTTTATGTTCGCTGCATAATAATTGAAGAAGAGAAGGAACGACAAGAATTCGAACGATACTTACATAAAGAACACAAAAGTAAGTTTGGTTACAAACTTGGCTACTCTTGGGAAGAGGCATCTGGTGGGCATAAGTCTTGTAGAATACAGACTCAGGCAAATATCAAACGTCTTGATTCTCTTGATGCATGTAAAAAAGTGCAGATTGCTTTGAATAAAAGAATGGAAGAATTAAAAAAACTATCATTACGGAGTTGAATATGTTAGAGCATTATTACTATGAAGAGATTCGTTTAAGTAGAGAGTTTGCTAATGAGTTTGATAAATTTTGGAGAGAGAACTCCAAGTTGATCCCTTCTAATCTGATCAAACAATACATGTTACTTAAGCAGCATTACGAGCGGGAAATAGAACAAGGAAATCCTTAGTGTTTATATTTGATATAGAATCTCTTGGTGTAGAATCTAATGCTGTCGTTCTATCGGCAGCAATAATTCACTTCGATCCAGAGAAACGACCAACATATCAAGACTTGCTGGACAATGCGTGCTTTGTTAAGTTCGATGTCAAAGAACAGATGAGTGTTGGTCGCACTGCATCTAAATCTACTTTGGAATGGTGGAAGTCACAACACGAATATGTTCGTAAAGTTTCGCTAGATCCATCACGTGAAGACATGACTGTGGAAAATGGAATGCAAAAGTTCTATGAATACATGGCTAAGTTTCCAAATGCAAAACAACAAACAATGTGGGCACGTGGTTCGCTTGATCAACTTGTGATCGATTCATTGTGTGCGCAAGTTGGCTTGCAAGAAATTACAGGATATCATATGTGGAGAGATGTAAGAACTGCAGTTGATCTCCTCTATGGAACTACAAACGGATATGTAGAAGTAGATCATCCGTTATTCAAAAGACACGAAGTCATCAAACATCATCCCGTCCATGATTGCGCACTTGACGCAATGCAACTTATGTATGGAAAGCAGGTCTAATGCAATTTTATACTAACGTATATCCTTATGGGAACAGAATGCTGGTTCGTGGTTATGAACATGGCAAAGCATTTTCATATAAACTTGAGTACTCACCAACTCTTTATGTTTCATCTAAGAAATCAGATAGCGAATGGAAAACTCTAGATGGTAAAGTTGTTGATTCAGTTAAACCTGGAACAATAAAAGAAACGAGAGAGTTCGTGACACGTTATGAAGACGTAGAAGGTTTTGGGTTATATGGAAATACCAACTATGTCTTTCAATATATCAGCGATACATATGACTATGATATCAATTGGGATGTTGATCAGATCAGGACATTCTATCTTGACATTGAGACTTCCACTGAGGAAGGATTCCCTGATGTAAAAACTACCAATGAGGAAATCCTTCTCATCACGATTAAAGATTCTAAAACAAAGAAGGTTATAACTTTTGGGACTAAAGAGTATAGTAAGACACGAGATGATGTGGCATATGTTTACTGTTCTAATGAGCGTCAACTTCTATCTAAGTTTATGGACTTTTGGCAGGCTAACTATCCAGATGTTATCACTGGGTGGAACATTTCCTTCTTTGATGTTCCATATTTGGCTGGAAGAATCGAGAGAGAACTTGGGGACAGTATAGCATCCAAACTATCCCCATGGGGTTTGATACAACATCGTAGCATTTATGTTAAAGGCAATGAAGAAATTTCTTATGATCTGCATGGTATTGCTCAGCTTGATTATCTGGATCTCTACAAAAAATTTACTTACGCCAAACAAGAATCTTACAGGTTGGATTATATTGCAGAACAAGAACTAGGTGAGCGTAAGAAAGAAAATCCTGGCGTCGACTTCAGAGATTTCTATAACAATTACTGGGAACAATTCGTTGAGTATAACATACATGACGTAGAACTTGTTGAGATGTTAGATGATAAGATGCGTTTACTTGAGTTGTTGTATACTATGGCGTATAATGCTAAGATTAACTTCGAAGATGTGTTCTCCCAAGTTCGTATGTGGGATGCTATCATCTACAATCATCTACGTAACAAAAAGATTGTTATCCCTCTAAAGAAAAGTGGCGGATCAAAAAGTGCTCAGTTTGAAGGCGCATTTGTTAAAGATCCGATAGTTGGTAGACATAGATGGGTTGCTTCATTTGACTTGAACAGTCTGTATCCTCACTTGATTATGCAGTACAACATTAGCCCAGAAACATTGACTGATGAAAAGATATCTTGCACAGTTGATAAACTTCTTAACAAAGAAGTTGATACCTCATATCTACAGCGTAGAGATCTAGCGTTGACTGCTAATGGTTGGTGCTATGCTAGGGAAACTACGGGATTCATGCCTGAGATGATGGAGAAGATGTATACTGACCGAAGCAAGTTTAAGAAGCAGATGCTAAAGATTCAGCAGGAATATGAAAACGACAAGAGCAATAAACAACTTGTTAAAGAGATAAGTCGCCTCAACAATCTGCAGATGGCGATGAAGATTGCTCTGAACTCTGCTTATGGTGCGATGGGTAATGAATACTTCCGTTACTTTGACATTCGTATGGCTGAAGGTATTACGACTTCTGGTCAATTGTCTATTCGTTGGATTGCTAATAAGTTGAACGCATTCATGAATAAAACAATGAAGACAGAAGACAGTGACTATATCATTGCGATTGATACCGACTCAATTTATTTGTCTCTAGAAACTTTGATCGAGAAACTCTGCGAGGGAAAAACTACAGAGCAAAAGATCAAGTATATGGACAAGGTTTGCGAGGAAATTTTCCAGCCATTCATTGACAATAGTTATCAGGAGTTGGCTGATTACATGAATGCTCACTCTCAGAAAATGCAAATGAAGCGAGAGGTTCTTGCTGACCAGGCAATCTGGACTGCCAAGAAAAGATACATATTGAATGTGCATAACTCTGAGGGTGTTCAGTACGCAAAACCAAAGTTGAAAGTTATGGGACTGGAGATGGTCAAGTCTTCAACACCAGCAGCTATACGAGATATGCTCAGGGATTCTATTCAAGTTATTTTGAAAGGTAGTGAGGAAACTCTGCATTCATACATAGAAGAAAAGAGAGCAAATTTTTTAAAGATGGCTGTTGAAGATATTGCATTTCCTCGAGGTGTGAACGGAATTAAGGTTTATGCTGGTTCTCCAATTTATACCAAGGGAACACCAATTCATGTTCGTGGTGCTTTGCTATACAATCATTATGTGAAACGAAAAGGATTAGAGAAAAAGTATCAGGCTATCCGTGATGGTGACAAGATTAAGTTTGTCTATATGAAGATGCCTAATCCAATACAGGAGGATGTTATTGCATTTGTTCAACATCTCCCCCAGGAGTTGGGTCTGCATGAATACATAGATTATGATAAACAGTTTCAGAAAGTTTTCCTTGATGCATTGCAGATTATTATTGGATCACTAGGTTGGAAAACTGAGAAAGAAAGTTCTTTGGAGGATTTCTTTGCGTAACATAAGGATTATAAAAACAGGGATAGATGTCTCAGGAATCTTAAAAGATTTAAGGGATAACAAAAAAGATTGGGGTGCCGTCAGAAAAACAGATGGTGCCCATACAATCATTGATGATTTTGGATATGATGAATTAGATGTTGGAATTTTTCAATTGATAGTAGGTGGCGTAGAAAAAGATGGAGACTTTGTTGGTAACAGTGAGATCTGCATTCCAACACCTGCTCTCTACAAACAGAAAAGCATTATTGATTTTTTGAAACAGAATTTTAATGGCAGAGTTAGTAGATGTGGATTCTTGTCTTTAGAGGTTGGCGGTGAAGTTGGATTGCATATAGACGAGGGTACATATTATCTAACCAAAGACAGGTACCACCTTTCAATACAAGGAACATACGATTATACAGTTGGCGGTGAAACTGTTAGAGTCGAACCTGGAACTTTATTGTGGTTTAATAATAAATTATTGCATGGGGCTAAGAATGTTGGCAATGGTGTAAGAATAACATTTGTTTTTGATGTTCCACAGTCCCCAAATAATCTTTGACATAAATTATCATTTAATGTATAATTATAGAATTAAGAGGATAAAACTATGAGCATATTGGAAAAACTTAAGAAAAACTCAACAATTAAAGACACTGCAATTTTGTCACAATCAAAGTTCTTTACAAAGAAGGACATGATTCCAACGACAATCCCAGTTCTTAATGTTGCATTGTCTGGAAGATTGGATGGTGGACTGACCCCTGGACTGACAATGTGGGCTGGTCCAAGCAAGCACTTCAAAACTGCATTTAGTTTGTTGATGGCTAAGGCATATCTTGACAAATACCAGGATGGTGTTGTGTTGTTTTACGACTCAGAGTTTGGTACACCGCAATCTTATTTCGATTCTTTTGGTATCGACAATGAGCGTGTGATCCATACACCAATCACTGATATTGAACAGTTGAAGTTTGACATTATGAAACAGCTGGACAGTGTTGAGCGTGATGAGCATGTAATTATCCTTATTGATTCTATCGGCAATCTTGCTTCAAAGAAAGAAGTTGAGGATGCCTTGGATGGCAAGGCAGTTGCTGATATGTCTAGAGCCAAGCAGTTAAAATCTTTGTTCCGTATGGTCACACCACATCTAACACTAAAAGATATCCCAATGGTAGTTGTGAATCATACGTATAAAGAAATTGGTATGTTCCCTAAGGATATTGTTGGTGGCGGTACTGGTTCTTATTACTCAGCTGATAACATCTTCATTCTTGGTCGTCAGCAAGAAAAAGAGGGAACTGAGCTGGTAGGTTACAATTTTATAATCAACGTAGAGAAATCGAGATATGTTAGAGAGAAATCAAAAATTCCTGTTACTGTTTCTTTTGATGGTGGCATTAGCCGTTGGTCTGGTTTACTTGATATTGCACTCGAATCTGGGCATGTTATTAAGCCATCCAATGGTTGGTATTCGCGTGTAGATGATGACGGTATTGAAGAGAAGAAGTATCGTCTCAAAGAAACTGACAACAAAGATTTCTGGTTGCCAATACTAAAGCAGAAGTCATTTATCACCTTTGTCAAGAACAAGTATCAAGTTGCCTCTGGAGAGATTCTCAAGGATGAGGATATTGCAGAAGAACTCGACAAGATTGACGAGGAAGAATATGGCGAAAACGTATAAACCATATGTTGTAATGCATCACAAAGAAGCAGGTATTGATGCGATAAAGTTGACAGAAGGTCCATTTGAAGGTATAATGTACACATATGGTGTTGTTAATTTTGAAGAAGATAATGAGAATGATACGTTGAAGATGAATTTTGAGTATGAGATTCTCGATTATGGCGGTAAAGGTTTAGGTAACAAAGAACCATTTGAGCAGTACATTGGAGATATCCTTCAGGATTTAATTCATGAAGGAATTGCGGAAAATAGTATAACTTACACAGGTGGAGTTGATGAGAATAGAGACAGCGATTCTGTCGAATCTGATAAACAATGAGGAATATTGTCGTAAGGTCGTACCGCATTTAAAGAAGTCTTATTTTGCAGATAGAAAAGAAGCAGCAATTGCTTCTTTATTAATTAAGTTTTTTGAACAGTATAACAAGCCAGCAAGTCCAGAAATTCTAGCCATTGAGATTGGCAACCTATCTGGATTCACGGACAAAGAAGTCCCAGAGATGCTGGAGTATGCCAAACAACTAACCACTGCTGAAGAGAATGAAGAGTGGCTAATTCAGAATACTGAGAAGTTCTGTAAGAACAGAGCAGTTTACAACGCCATTCTTGATTCGATCAAGATCATTGACGGTAAAGATCCAGCGCATACTCAAGACGCCATACCATCTATTCTTTCAGATGCGTTGGCGGTATCATTCGACAACCATGTAGGACACGACTACATAATTAATGCACCAGAACGATATGACTTCTATCACAAAGTCGAAGAGAAGGTTGCATTTGATCTTGACATGTTCAACAAGATCACTAAGGGTGGATTGAGCAAGAAAACATTGAACATTGTTTTGGCTGGTACTGGTGTTGGTAAATCATTGTTTATGTGTCATGTGGCAGCATCTACATTGATAGCAAACAAAAATGTATTATACATAACTATGGAGATGGCTGAAGAGCGTATCGCTGAACGTATTGATGCAAATCTTTTGAATCTGACCATGGATGAGTTGAAGGTTGTTGACCGAGATATCTTTGAGAGTAGGATTGATAAGATTAATAACAAGACGCAAGGTAAACTTATCGTCAAAGAATATCCAACGGCTAGTGCTCATGCGGGTCACTTCCGTGCCTTGCTCGAAGAGTTGAAGATGAAGCTGGAGTTTAAACCAGATATTATTATGATCGACTATCTGAATATTTGCGCCAGCCAGCGTATGAAAATGAATGCCAATGTAAACTCATATACATATATTAAGGCAATCGCTGAAGAGTTGCGTGGTCTGGCAGTTGAATATAATGTTCCAATTATATCTGCTACGCAGACAACAAGATCTGGTTACACAAACTCAGATCCAGGGTTGGAAGATACTTCTGAGTCGTTCGGTCTTCCAGCCACAGCTGACTTTATGATTGCCTTGGTGAGTAATGAAGAGTTGGAACAGCTGAATCAGATTATTGTTAAGCAGTTGAAAAATCGATATAGTGATCCAAATTACTACAAGAGATTCGTTATTGGGGTTGATCGGTCTAA